ATGCTTTGTCTGCAGCAATCTTTGCGGTAAAAAGACTGCCAGGGACTGCGGTAGCCATTTTAGCAGCATAGGCGGCATCTTCAGCATTTGTAGCTGCATCTAATGCCGGCTGCAACTTAGCAGCATCTAACTCAGCTTTGGCTCTTATTTGTTTTAATTGTTCTACCGTTGCCATTAAAAAATTCCTCTATGCTATATTTACCTAGATAAATAATGTGCTAACTTAATCATTTTGGTTGACAATACCAACCCGTTTCCAGTATAATATACAAAAGGAGGGTGCGATAAGATGCCCAATTCAGTAATCATTCAGCCGTCAGGCCGCAAACAGAAGTACCTAAATAATAAAGATTTATTAGCGGAAATTCATAAAAGTAAAGCAAGTTTCAGTAGCTATACCAGCAAAGATTACATCCAACATGACATTATTTTACCAAATTTAGATAAGATAAACATTCGTACCTTAGCGGACGCCAAGCGTATCCGTGCCAAGCGCCAGGGATTAGAAGCATTTATGGCAGCTAGAATAGCTGGAGATAAAAAGGTTAAACTTTCAGAAGTTACTCCTGACTATAAAACAATTAAAAAAACAGATCTAGTTATTCGTATTATGACATTTGAGCATATTCCACTAGCACCGGGTCGTAAGAAAACTGTAAAAAGCACAGCAGACAGCCACGAAAAAGTAAACTTTCCTCCATACCAACATTGGAAATTTGACGAGCACGACAATTTAGAGTGTGTAGGGAAAAGCCATTGGAAGGGCGGAGTTAAATCTGGTAAGTTTTCTAAAGAGCATGGACGAATTACAGAGAATCTCGGTAAGATGTATATTAAGTTATCAGAGCGATACGCACAGCGTTCAAACTGGCGTGGTTATACCTATATTGACGAAATGCGTGGACAGGCAATTCTACAGTTGTCGCAGATTGGACTACAGTTTGACGAAAGCAAGTCAGAAAACCCATTTGCCTATTATACAGCCGCAGTTACTAATAGTTTTACCAGAATTTTAAATCTAGAAAAGAAAATGCAGAACATTCGCGATGACTTGCTAGAAGAAAATGGTTTAACCCCTTCTATGACTCGACAAAGTAGTGCAGAATTTGCTGAAGAGGTTGCTCGCCAAGCTGAATTGTATAAAAAAATGCGTATGCCGAAATCCGTAGAAACTCCCGTTGAAGAAGATGGCGAGGAAGAGGCTTGATTTTATTAGACAAAGTAGTGTATACTCGTTACTAGGAGAACTTAATGAGCAACCTATTTAAAAGAGTCGCATGCTTCACTGATATTCATTTTGGTTTAAAATCAAATAGTCAAACGCACAATCAAGATTGTGAAGATTTTGTAGATTGGTTTATCGCTGAGTCAAAAGCTGCAGGTGCAGAAACCTGCATCTTTCTTGGCGATTGGCACCATAATCGTAATTCAATTAATCTAATTACATTAGATACCAGCATGCGTTGCCTTGAAAAACTAGGTGCAGCATTTGAACAGTTCTTTTGGTTCCCAGGTAACCATGATTTGTTCTACAAAGACAAGCGTGATATCCACTCAAGCGCATTCGGACGCCATATTCCTGGTGTTACTGTCGTAGATACTGTAACTACAATTGGCAACGTCACGCTCGTTCCTTGGTTAGTAGGCGATGAGTGGAAACATCTCGGTAAGATTAAAAGCAAATACATGTTTGGCCACTTTGAATTGCCATTATTCTTTATGAATGCAATGGTGCAGATGCCAGACCATGGTGAATTATCTCCTGGTCATTTTGTGCATCAGGATTATGTGTTTAGTGGACACTTTCATAAGCGGCAGAATAAAGAACGCATTTGGTACATTGGAAATGCGTTCCCACATAACTTTGCAGACGTGTGGGATGACGAGCGAGGCATGATGTTATTAGATTGGGGCGGCGAGCCCACATTTAAGAACTGGGAGGACGGTCCTAAATTCCGTAACATTAAACTTTCAACACTAATCGATCGTAAAGATGAGATTATGAAGTCAAAGATGTATCTAAAAGTAAACCTTGATATTGATATTAGCTACGAAGAAGCTAATTTCTTAAAAGAAACATTTATTAAAGAGTATGATATTAGAGAAATTAGTCTAATACAAGAAAAAGCAAATATCGACCAAGCATATGATGACAATCCTGATGCAGAATTTGAATCTGTTGATAAGATTGTTATGGATCAGCTGATTAGCATTGATTCTGATTCGTTTGATAAGAAAATGTTGCTAGACATTTACAATAACATATAAGAACCTATGGCATTCAAAATAAAGAACATAACTGTAAAGAATTTCCTATCAGTAGGTAATCAAACACAGGCTGTTGACTTTGATAAAGAGCTATTAACTTTAGTATTAGGTGAAAACTTAGACTTAGGTGGAGATGATAGCGGAAGTCGTAACGGAACTGGTAAGACTACCATGATCAATGCGTTAAGTTACGCATTATACGGTACCGCACTTACAAACATCCGCAAAGAAAATTTAATCAACAAGACAAATGCCAAAGCCATGCTTGTTACCGTTGAGTTTGAAGTGAACGGAGTGAACTACCGCATCGAAAGAGGTCGTAAGCCCAATGTTCTTCGCTTGTATGTTAACAATGAAGAACAAAAAGCTGAAGATGAGAAGGATGACGATGCTCAAGGCGACTCTCGTGAAACACAAAAGCACATAGAACGCTTACTAGGTATGAGTCATACTATGTTTAAGCACTTGGTTGCATTGAATACCTACACAGAACCTTTCCTAAGTATGAAGGCAGCGGATCAACGTGAAGTGATCGAGCAGTTGTTGGGTATTACTGTATTATCAGAGAAAGCAGAGAACTTAAAACTATCAATGAAAACTGTTAAAGACAGTATTCAAGCAGAGACCTTTAGGCTTGACAGTATTAAGATTGCCAACGAAAATGTTCAAAAGAGTATTGACAGTTTAGGTATCAAAAGCTCTGCATGGGAAAATAAGAAAGATGCAGAGATGGAGAGCTTGGGTAAAGCTATAATGAACCTAAGTTCTGTTGACATTGAAGCAGAATTGCTGGCACATACTGCGTTAAAGCAGTGGAATGCTGATGCTTCTACGCACCGTGAGTTGATAAAACAGAAGGCAACACTGGATGCCGCACTAGGGCAGGCTGAAAAATCCTCTACCAAGTATAAAAAAGAGTTAGAAAGCCTAGCAAACAAGACATGTCATGCTTGCGAACAGGCACTTCGCGATCACAAGCACGAAGAAATGACGGCTGTTGCTACTGCACACTTGCAAGATGCTGAAAAATATTTTGATAAAGTTAGTAATGATTTGGTCATTGTGCAAACTGGTATTGCAGAGTTAGGTGATTTGCCCAAGCCGCCGGCAACATTTTATGATTCTGAGGCAGAAGCACTAGGACACAAGAACAATCTTGCCAGTCTTGAGCAAAGTCTTGAAGCAAAGGTTGTAGAAACAAACCCATACAATGAACAGATTGAAGAACTTACACATACAGCGTTACAAGAACTTGATTGGAACATCATCAATGAGTTGGGCAAAGTTAAAGAACATCAAGAATTCTTATATAAGTTGCTAACAAATAAAGATTCGTTTATCCGTAAGAAGATTATTGACCAAAACTTGAGCTACCTAAACAAACGCTTGAGCTATTATATTGATAAGATGGGATTACCACACCGTGTTGTGTTTATGAATGACCTTAATGTTGAGATTACTCAGCTAGGACAGGACTTAGACTTTGATAACTTATCACGTGGTGAACGCAATCGTTTAATCTTGTCCTTAAGTTTTGCTTTCCGTGATGTTTGGGAGAACTTGTATCAGCATATTAACTTGTTATTTGTTGATGAGCTTATCGATGCTGGTATGGATGCTGCAGGTGTTGAAGCTGGCTTATCAGTTCTTAAGAAAATGGCACGTGAACGAAACAAGAACATATTTTTAATTTCGCACAAAGATGAACTCATTGGGCGTGTGAACAATGTCTTACATGTTATTAAAGAAAACGGATTTACCAGTTACGATTCAAATCCAGAATATGTGGAGGCTTAATGACCGAACTGCTAAACAACTATATTAAGGAGCACGAAGAGTTTATCGACTTGTTAGTAAAGTATTATCCGCTACACGAAGTGTGGGTAGAAAGACAAAGCCCACAGCGAACTTTAGATTTACGAAAGCAATTAAAACAAATGCGATTAGCATTGAAAAGAATAGAAGAGGCTGCTCAGTTGCGCATGAAAGAGCGCAGTACAGAGTGGAGAGCAGTAAACCGATTACCAAAGGAAGAAGAAGAATGAGTATTAACGATCAAATCACAGATGCAGTAACAGCTTTTTTAGCAGAAGACTCAAAATTTACAGCTGGCAATTCTGCCGCAGGAACTCGTGCTCGTAAGGCACTAGGTGAACTAGGCAAATTAGTTAAAGCTCGCCGTAATGAAATTACTGCTGAGAAGAATGCCCGCAAGGAAGCCAAAGCGGCTTAATGACTTGGCTGTATCAAGGCATCGTAGTAACAGAATTACCTGAGGACTGTGTTGGTTATGTTTATATTATAACCAATACAGAGTCGGGCAGGAAGTATATAGGCAAAAAATTAGCAAAGTTTAGTAAGACGACCTACAAAACTGTGAAGTTAAAGAACGGCAAGAAGAAACGTAAGAAAATTAGAGGCAAGATAGAAAGCGACTGGCAAACCTATTGGGGTTCTAGCCCTAACTTACAAGTAGACATAGACACACTAGGCACAGAAAAATTCACCCGTGAAATCCTTCACTACTGTAAATCAAAATCAGCAACATCATATATCGAGGCACGAGAACAGTTTGATCGCAAAGTATTAGAATCAGACGATTATTATAACGGACATATACAAGTCCGTGTCCATGGCTCACACATTAAAGACAAAATTTAGGCACACAAAATAGCAAATTTGTTTGATCTAGGTTGCTAGATCCGCAAGGAGGAACGGTGAGATACCCGGTTCAGATCTTGTGCGTTGCTCGAAAGAAACTAACGAAAGGTTTTAAACGATAAAGCTCTGTGAGAAAGATACAACTTTAGGATTGCTATACAGGACTGTTTCTGTGTAATGATTTACCGTCATATTAACGAATGCTAGGCTAGGGGTACAGGATGACCGCCTCAGTAATGCCTTTAAACAGTAGACCTATCTGAACTCAGATAATGCTATTTCGCCCGGCAACGGGCGAATTGTGACCACAAAATCTAGATAATACTTAAAACAAATCAATAATAAAAAATGTGTTGAGCGATAGCGATAACACAAATGAGCGTTAGCTCATTATCATAATAAATAAAACTAAGTATTATCTAGGATAAAAAATGAAAATCAATGACTTGTTTGAATCAGAAGTAGATGAAGGCTTTGGCAGTGCGTTAGCCGCAGGTGCTAGAGGTTTAGCTAAAGGTGCTGGTGCTGTAGCAGGTGGTATAGCCGGTATGGGTTCTGCTGCTAAACAAGGATATCAGGCTGGTAGAGCTGCCGTGGGTAATCCAGGTGCAGGTGGTGATATTAAAAATGCATTGGACAACATTAATCCTCCATTAAGTCCTGAACAAGAACAACAAGTTATGGCTGCTGTAGGGGGTGGGGAAGCTCCATCAGCAGGTGGCGCTGCTGCTCCGGCAGCAGGTGCGGCTACTGTAAGACCAGCTGGTGCTGCTCCGGCAGAAGAACCAGCAGCAAAGGATGCAGGTGCGGGTGTATTTGGCAACATGACTAATACAATGCGAGCCAACCAACCTCCAGCAGCAAGTTCAACAGGTGGTGCTACACAACAAACACAAACAGGGCAAGTTCATAAAGCTAATCCTAACAATCCTAACAATCAACAGGTTGCTCCTGCATACAATGGTCCTAACTGGGATGAAGTAACTGGAGAGCCATTAAGTCCTAAAGCTAAAGCAGAATATGAAAAGTTTACTCCTGAACAAAAAGCAGAGATAGAACAAGCTAAAGCTAATAATCAACAACAACAGGCTGCTCCTGCAGCACCAGCAACTACTC